CAATCTGGCGCAGCTCATCCTTGCGGACGTTGATACACGGCATACAGCCCACGCGCCCCATGCCCTGCTCGTAGAGCGGATTCCAATTCACGCCATGCTTACGGTGGAAATCGAATACATCGGCGGCTGTCCAGGTCAGGATCGGCCGGTAGTTCCAAAGCCCGTCACCGGCTTCATCCATTTCGGGGAGGCTTGCTCGCGCCTTGGACTCATCGGCACGCACGCCTTGCCAGCTGTAGACCTCGCCGGTTTCGTGATCCTGAAGCAGTGGCTCGAACAACTGCTGGATCGGAAACACCTTCAGCTCCTGGGTGCAGAAACGAACCCGGGTTGATGGGAAGCGGCCTTTCCAGAGGCACATATCCAAGAATGGGTTGCCGGTGGGCTGCAGGACTTCAAGCGCCTGCTCGATGATCGCCTCACTCACGCCATCGGCTCGCCATTTGGTCTGGACGGTTTCGCGCTTCTTGGCGATCCGGGCGCTAAAGTCGGGCTTGATGCGCTCGATGGTGATACCGGTTTCACGCTCCAAGTAATCGACATACTCATAGGTTGTCGGGTGCTCGTGTCCGGTATCCGCAAAAACGGCACGCAGATTTTCAGCTTCACGCTCGATGGCCAGCAGCAGTGTTGCTGTTGAGTCTTTGCCGCCGCTCACGCTGACAATGTTGTAATCCTTCATACCGCCTCCAGCATTTCATCAAACCTGGCCAGCACAGCGCGGGTCGCCTCCAGTAGTTCAGCCTCGGTGCCGAACTCCTCGATAAACCTGTTCTTGTCCAGGTGAATGCTCGGCACTGCCGGGTGCATCGTGCCCCGGTGGTGGTGGCTGCAAAGCGGTACAGCGTCAGTGTGCGGTGCCTTCCGTCCTGTGCCTGTACCAGCACGCGGATGGTGGATCTCGGCGGGCGTGCCCGGCGTACCCTGCAACCGGCAGGCGATACAGCCGATTGCAGATAGACGGTCCAGGTGCTGCTTGTCGGATTGCTTCATGCCGCCATCTCCCTTTCCCATTTGCTGTAGTCATCAATCCCCAGCATGGCCGGGTCAGTCAGCCGGAAGCCTTTGCTGGTGAAGTGGTTCATTCAGCCCTCCATGAATCGCCAGAGGCGATCCTGTGAGCATGGGAAATGCTGATTCCGTATTTCTCAGATAGCACCGGATAAGTCATTCCAGCCTCTCGATCAGCCTTCAGTTCGGCTGCTTGTTCGGCACTCATCTTGGTATATCGCCGGTTCCTGCTCTGCGCCGTCCTGCTGGCCCAGATACAGTTTCCAGGCTTATAGTCATCGTCGTTATTTACCCGCTCGAGAGTCATGCCTTTCGGCTTCTCGCCCATGTCGCGCAAGAAATTGTTGAAGTCCATCCACTCATTGCAGATGGTTATTCCTCGCCCGCCCCAGTTCGGATAGTCTTTGCAATCAGGGTTCAGGCACCTTTTCTTCATCGCCAACCATGACTTGTATGTCGAAGTCCCAGCCATTCCATGCTTGAAGCGGTTGTGATCTTTGCCAGGGCGCTTATTACCTCTAGGCTTTAGCTTTTCGGTGGTGCCGTTCCTTTGCATTCTTGAGTAATGAATGCTGCACAGTTCCTTGCACCGAACCGCCTGACCGCAACCGTCCACTCTGCAAATCTTCATGCTGCCTCCTTGCTCTGCTGTGCTTCCCGGTACTCGGCATAGATCGCCAGTGCTGGCTCGCTCCAGTTCACGCCCATTTCGCTGCCCTGCTGGTACAGAAATTCGATGAACTCTGACGCTTCAGCCTTGCGGAATTTGGTTGTGCTGGGCCGAACGGTAATGGTGCGCTGGCCGTCCATGCTGGTGATCAGCTGCCCCGGGTGACTCAATGGCTCACCCATCGCGGCCTTCTCCTGCTCAAACTGATCGACAAGCAACGCCTTCCATACTTCGGTGTCATACCGGCGCTTGCCGAAGAACGTCACCTGCTGGGCAATGTCGCGGATCATGGCGTGAAACTTCTTGTTCATTTCCGCTGACCGGCTCGGGCGTTGGACCGATACAGTGACCGGTCCGCCCTTGATCATTTCACTGACCAGCTGCCAAACGCGCAGCATGACCGGGCGCTGCTGATCTTCGGTCTTGATCGTGATCGACTTACTCACCCACAAACCTCCTCAGCAGGTGGATCGGAATAATCACGGCCTCGGTGTGGCCGTATCGGGTGATGCCGCAAAGGATTTTGTCATCCAGCACGTCCTTCAGGCCACCACTGGTCAGCTCACCAACTTTGAGCGGATTCTTGACTGCCTGTTGAACGATCTCCTCGACCAGCTTGAGTTTCTGTTCCAGTTCGCGGATTTCGGTGGTCATTGGTTCAGTCCCATTCCTTTTTTCAGTTCTGCCAGAGCGGCCTTGCCCGTCTGCCTGGCCTGTTCGGTTTGCACCTTGGTGCCGTTCGTGTGGTGTTCCAGACGGGTGCTATCAGCGGCAGGCATGGTAAACACCGCCCCTTCGGCTATTTCACCGGCAACTGCCTGGTAATGACTGCTGAACGCCTTTTGAGTGGCGTCACCATTGCGGATCTCATACCAGCCGGTACGGCGGCCAGCCTCGTAGATCGCCGGGTGCGTCCACTGGTGGATCAGTACATGGTGCGAGTGGTGGTTCGCTTCCAGCCATGCAACGTCATCTGGCGGCAGGCCGAGATCGGCAGGCTGTACGCGACACCACGAAATGAACTTGCCCACGGATGGGAAGAAATCGGATTCAGACAAGCGCGCCTTTTCAACACCCCGGGCGATCTGTGACAGGTCAGTAACACCTGCAGCCATCAAGCCCTTAACCCAAGTGGTCTTTGCCACTCGAAGGCTGTCGTCATCAGGAAAAGCGGATCGCCAGGCTGGGAAGGCCCCCTGCAGCGCGCGGAAGATATCGTTCACGTTCTGAGCAGCTTCCGCGCTCAGCGCCTTCGGCGACTCCGGTGCGCCCTGGACCTGGCCGGCGCGGTGCTGGTGTGCCAGCTGGTTTGCTACTGCGGTCACGGTTTTCATGGTTACAGCCCTCCCAGGTCGTTTGCCCATTCGAGATCGTCCCAGTCAGGGCCTTTTCCTGCGCCCGATTGGCTGCCGCGCTGATCCTTCCCGAAGTCTTTGGTTCGGAACAGCTCATCAGGCCCGAAGAACGTGGCCATCTGCATAGTGAATTGGGTATTCAGCTTTCCGGATTGGCGACAATGTTCGGCATATCGCTTCATGCCCTCAGCCAGCTCCCGCCAAGTAGCGCCCTGCTTGATTCGTGCCTTGCACGCCTGGAATGCTTTCTTCTTCGGGTCCGTTCCTGAACGGCGCGGCCTGTTCTGCCAGATCCACTCAAACTCTTTCGGGTAATCAGTGGATGACTTCTGCGGCGCAGGTGATTTTGCAGACGACTCATCGCCGGATGAGTCATAAGTAACTATCCCGTTAGGGATAGTATTCTTGTGTTCTTGTGTAGTGGCCCTTTTGGTTGGCCCTGTGTTGGCCTTTTCGTTGGCCCCTGATTCGCTTAAGGCCTCGTCATTGCTGGGCTTGGCTTGGCCATTTTGTTGGCCCGAAACCGTTGGCCCTTCTTGGCCCTCATTTGACTGGAAAAAACTGTAATTGCATACAGTGAAAATGGTGCCTGCTCGACTGGATGACTTACTGATCATCCCGTCTTGTTCAAAGAAATCGAGAATGCCGCGCATCTGTTTTTCGGTGACGCCAACACGCTCAGCCAGCGCCTTTCGACCCGAAATAAACTGGCCATGGGTGAGCATCACTGGCTTGTTGCCCAGCATGGCTTTACGCGGCTTGTGAGACGCCAGCATCAGGATATGCACCCACGCCGACATGAACTCAGGGCGGTTTGCAAAGGCGCAATCCTGGAGCGATCTGAATAATTTGATATAACCCCCTTCCTGCGCTTCGATCTGCTCTGGTGCAGGCTCTGCGGCAGCGCGGACGGCATTCAAGTGGTAGATGTTGCTCATGCCGCCACCTCATCAATCAGGTGCAGGTCGTGGCGGTGTTCACCGTCCCAATCCTTCTTCATCACCAGTTCACCCTTCTCATACATCGCGTACAGCCATTTAGCGCCCCGTGCAGTGAGAGCCACCTCCTCGTACAAAAAGCCTTCCTTGTTGGCTTCACGGCGCTCTGTGAAGTATTTGTCACGGGTGTAGGCGGAGGCGCGGTATCCATGCTTGGTTTTGATCAGGAAGCCGCGATAAACCAGCGTCTTGTTGATCTGCTGGACGTTGACGCCATTCAGTTGACGACCAAAGGCGGCGGGTGTAATGCCGTGAACCAGATTGTCGGCCAGGTCATTGCAGACGCCCTGCAGGCGGTTGGTTTCGTCGGTCAGGGCTTCAACCTGATTATTCAGGTCTTCGATAGCGATCTTGGCTTGGGGGGTCAGATTGGCCAGCCAAGCCGGTTCGCTGGTGTTGTAGCTGCCGGTCTTGCGGATCTGCGGCAGAACTTCGGATACCACCCACTCCTCGAATCGTTCAGCGGCTGGCAGCTTTGAGCGCATCACCAGACGGTAAACATCGCGCTCAGGGACTATGTAAGTATCCACTACGCCTGAAGGCAAGATACCACCCTGAATACGGTGTTTTGACGCCCCCTTGCAGTGCTGCCGGATAGCATCGGAGGGGCGCGCATACCCCAGCACCTCAGCCACATCCTTCGCCACAAACCACGGCTCACCATCGATCATCAAAGTGCGCACGCTGGCACCGTGAAAATCGAAAACGGCGGGAGTTGATTTTTCATAGATATCGGTCATAATAAAGTCCTCTTGATTGACCCCGTTGCGGCTCGCCAGCCTTTCAGCACCGGGGTTTTTCTTTATCTGGAAGTTGGTGCCGGTTACGCCATCCGGCGGGGCTTATGGCTGCATCTGCAGTGCCCCCGTGGTTCCGGCTCCGAGCTTCACAGCTGGGACCGTCCTTGCCGCTTAACCCTGCGGCGGGGAGATCTGATCACCCTCCTTTCGGCGGTTGCCTCGATCTGCTGGAGCCTCAAAGGTGTGCAGCCCTAAGCTCCGTAACTTTCTGCACTGCGGTCGTTGTGGCGGTATTGCGCCAGCGTCCCTCGACAGCACCAACGTGACGCGAGCTGTGCCCGCTCTTGTGCCACAACGGAAAGCAGCCCTGTCTTAAACGCCCCGTTACACTCAGGTAATGGTTTGTGAGCTGCTTTGCGTTGCCGCCTCTCTGTCGCCACCGGCGAAGCGGATACCGGCCTTGAAAGGGTGGAGTCGAACCCGTTTGGCTTGCAGATTATCTTGGGCGCTGATCTGCCAGCAGCACTACATGCCCTGCCCTTCACAGATGCTCAGGACTTCGGCACGCAGTCCGTGCAAACTGCGTAGCCAAGGTGATAACGGTCGTTCGTTTCGCCGCACTTGCGGCAATCCGGTTCGCCTTTCATGTTCTGGGCCTGCTGCTTACTGCGGACAACAAACCATGATTCTTCGCGTTCGATGCGCTCCTGCGCCTGATCGACTACATCAGCCACGGCCAACCCCTTCACCATTTCCGACAGTTCTTTCAGCACCCGCCGCACCATTTGCCGAACCAAAGATGCGGTGCATAGACTGAAATTGACGGTGCTTCTCAGCGAGGTGAGACATGATGAGATCGCGCAGATATTCAGATGCAGAGATACCGACCAGATCGGCCAGCGCTTTGATCTGCGCTTCTTCTTCATCGGTGACGTGTGTGGCCAAGTGGCCGGGTAGTTTTGCCATGAGAGCTGTCCTTAGGCTGCGTCAGAGGTTGACTTCAATGTTTCTGAGAGAAGCCAGTCAGATGAGAACGCACCGCCGGAGATGTCAGCGAGCCGCTTTGCATACTCGGTTTCGCCTGTGTAGTCGGTGCGCGGCAGTCGGCCTGCATCAATCCACTTGTAGACCGCACGGACACTGACACCACAAGCCTTTGCTGCGGCTGGGATCTTGCCCGGTATCTGGTCAATGGAGGTCTTCAAAACATTCATTTGCGGGGTCTCAATGTGAACTTTGGGTACATGATAGAACATGAACTGATTGTTCCGCAAGACTATTGCATCATTGAACCTGTGGTTCATTCGCGAGGCGGTACGATGAGTGTTGAGTTTGGTGAGCGGCTCCAGAAAGCCCTTGAGTTAAGGGGAGTCAAAAAGCACGGTTCAGGCGCATGGCTTCACCGGCTGACAGATGTCACCCCCAAGGCTGCGAGTAAGTGGCTGAACGGCGAGAGCGTTCCTCGCCGTGAGAAAATTGTTCAGATTGCGAATGAGACCGGTGTTCGTAGCGAATGGCTGGAATATGGAGCCGAGCCAATGTTTCCCGGGGAATCGGTAGAGCCAAGCAATGTGGCTCCAGCTCACTTCAAGGGCGAAAGGAGGTTCCCTGTGATCAGCTGGGTACAGGCTGGCGAATGGTCTGAAGCAATCGACATGTTTTACCCCGGCGATGCCGATCAGTGGGAATCATCAGACTGTAATGTAGGCGAGAATGCCTTTTGGCTGCGCGTAGTCGGTGACAGCATGACGGCACCAAGCGGCCTGAGCATCCCAGAAGGTCACTTGATATTGGTTGATCCGGCATCACCTGCTGATAATGGCAGCCTAGTGATAGCCAAGTTGACCGACTCAGATGAGGTGACGTTCAAAAAACTGGTGATCGATGCTGGGCAGAAGTACCTCAAGCCGCTAAATCCCAACTACCGAACCATTGAGATCAACGGCAACTGCCGGATCGTTGGTGTTGTAAAAGAAGCAAAGATTAAGCTGTAACTAATATGTGCGCCCTGAATTCTGCCAACTGCTGATCGAAAGCTGGTTCTTGCTGTTCGATCACAACTCAATCCTCCTGCTCATCCTGCGTTATTTCTGATCATCATACCCCAAGACTCACAAGCCCGCTCATGCGGGTTTTTTTGTGCCCGATTAAATTTATGTACTTTTGGTACTTGACAGAATGTGTACTTATGGTTCATAGTTTCATCAACCAAGCAGGCCAGCCCTGCACCGCTCTTTAACAATCAAGATCCCCGCGACCAGATCCCCTTAACGGGCACAGTGCGGGCAACAAATTTCTGGTCCATGCCGGCTCTGTCCCGGCCACGGTTCGCCGTGCTTCCCGAATACTCCCTCTCGTTTTGGCCTCAGAACGGCCAGCTGTACCGATGACAGTGTGACGGTTGATAAGCAATCGCCTCCTTCGATGGCGTGTAATCGATACGCAACACCTGCAACACCTGCAGCACCTGAAAAATTCTCGTAGCGCCTTGGCAACAGGGCGTTACCGGAATTGAAGAAACAGGAGAACCGCAATGGATGCTTTTCTGATCATCGCTTTTTGTGTCGCCCTGTGCGGCATCTTCATTACCGGCTGGCTGTGCGTTATCGCCGGTACCGCAATCCACGCCAAGGCAAACGGTCGCTGTGTGCGCACCGCGATCCAGCCGCTTCTTGATGAATGGTGAAAATATGACAACCGATTATGACCACGGCAGCACACTGAATGCCCAGGCCGGTGCGCTGGAAGAATTGTTGTTTGAGCGTAGTGATGAAATCACCGAGCTGGTGGATGTGTTCATGGAATCCGGTTTAACCATCGGTAACCGCTGGCACAAGCTGCGCGATGCTCATCTGGCCTTCTTTGAGTCGCCTCAGTGTGAAGACTGGGATCAGCGCTCAATGCAGCCCGGATTGACTGATACGCAGAAGCAGGCACTGGCTACCGAGTATGAAGAACTGATGCAGGCCTATATCCGGCACTACGTTGAGATGCTTGAGCCTGAATTGACTCGGGAAATAATGGAGGATGCGGCGTGAAATACAAACAGATGAGCGATGAAGATATAAATCACGCGGTACTCAAGGCTATCCATGGCGATGCTGTTGGGCCCGTTGGTGAGGGCTACCACCAAATTAAGCTTAAAGACTACTGCAATAACCCCGCCGACGCCTTCGCTGTGATCCTTGAGAACAATATCAGCCTGGTTTCGCTAAGCAGCCTAGTTAAAAAAGGAGTGGGTAGGTGGTCTGCTTATCATGACTCTAGCGCAGAGCTTTGGGCTGTGAATGAAAACCCACTTCGAGCCGCAATGATCGTTTTCCTAATGATGCAGGAGAGGATCTCATGAGCACCATCACCCTTTACGCCTACAGCTGGGTTGTCGGTGATACCGAAACCATCCGTTACCGAGCCTTCCCGATTGAGGATGACGAACGGCGTCTGGGAATGATCCAGATCGCAGAGGTTGAAGTCGAAGTGCCGGATATTGACCCGGTTATACTGGCCGCCGCCAAGCGCTGCGGGTATCGGCAGTATCAGGCGGCAAAAAGAATTGAAGAACAGGAGAATGCAGCATGACGCTGGAAGAACTGAACAAGCTGAGCCACGAGGCAGAGGCCCTGCAGCGTGAAGCCGAAAGTTTTGAACGTGCCGCAAGCAGTCTTGCTGATGTTCGCAAGAGCCCGGCAAAGCTGTCTGATTCAATTAAAAACATGCTTACGAGCTGGAGCTACGGCAGTGATAAGGACGCACGCACAGAGCTGTTTGCCGTCATTAATGAGCTGAAGCACGACCTGCTCAGGATTGCAGAAATGCGGCTTACGACTTCAGCCAGGACTTCAAAGGTTGCCGCAGCACGAAAGCGGGATCTGATTGAAGCCAGTATCGGAAAAACAGAAACGGAGAATGCAGCATGAATGCCCTTACACGCTCCACCGGCTCAGGCTTTGCCCTGCAGCCCGCCAACTTGCAAGAAGCCATGCAGATGGCCGATATGCTGGCCAAGAGCCAGATGGTGCCGAAGTGCTACCAGAACAAACCCAACGACACTCTGGTGGCAATGATGATGGGCTCCGAACTGGGGCTTAACCCGATCCAGGCGCTGCAGAACATTGCCGTGATCAACGGCAAGCCAGCCATCTACGGTGACGCCCTGCTCGCCCTAGTGCAGAGCCATCCCAAGTTTGGCGGCCAGGAAGAGAGCTTCGACGAGGCCAGCATGACCGCCACCTGCACCGTATGGCGCAAGGGTGACGAAAAGCGCCACACGGTTATATTCAGCAAATTCGATGCTGAAAAGGCAGGACTATGGGGCAAGCAGGGCCCTTGGCAGCAGTATCCCAAGCGCATGTTGATGTGGCGAGCTCGCGGTTACGCGCTGCGTGACAAGTTCGCAGATGCCTTGGGCGGCCTGATCACGGTTGAAGAAGCACAGGATATGCCGACCGAGCGGGATATCACCCCGCCCCGTCAGGTAGAGAGCGCACCGGTTGCGCTGGAGCATTATCCAGAAGACCAATTTTCGGCCAATTTCGACAAATGGAAAGCCGCCATCGAAGCCGGTAAGCGCACACCTGCCCAGATCATCGCCATGATTGAAACCAAGGCCGCGCTTTCAGACGAACAAAGACAGCAGATTGAAGGAGTTGCAGCATGAATATCATCGAGAACATGGTTCAAGGGTCAGACGCTTGGCACCAACTGCGACAGCAGCGTTTCACTGCCAGCGAGGCTGCTGCGGTCTTTGGTGACCACAAATACATGACCCGCAACGACCTGCTCAAGCAGAAGAAAACCGGCATTACACCGGAGGTCAGCGAACATCAGCAGCGTATTTTCGACAACGGACACAAGTTTGAAGCTGCAGCCCGCAGTATTGCCGAGAAGATCACCGGAGAGGAGCTGTACCCTTGCACCTGCGAGGACGATACCGGCACCTACCTCGCCAGTATGGATGGACTGGACATGCTCGCCACTTTTGGGTGGGAGCATAAGACCATGAATGAATCACTGCGTACCGCCACCGCTGAAACACTGGATGAGCATTACAAGTGGCAAATGGATCATCAGATGATGGTCACAGGCTGCGAGCGCATTCTATTCATGGCCTCAACCGGCTCTGAAGATGATTGCGTATCGTTCTGGTACGAGCGTGACGAGGATCGCATTCAGCGCCTGCTCGCTGGCTGGGAGCAATTCAAGGCGGATCTGGATGCCTACGAGCCGCAGCCGGAAAAGGTTACCGCCACCGGTACCGCCCCTGATTCGCTGCCAGCCCTGGTGGTGGAGCTGACCGGCGCTGTGCGTGCAAGCAACTTGGCCGAGTTCAAGGATATCGCACTGGCTCGCATTGCCAGTATCAAGACTGAACTGGTCACAGATGAGGACTTCGCCACCGCTGAAAAGACGATCAAGTTCTTGGACAAGGCCGAGAAGGAACTGGAGAACACCAAGGCTGCAGCACTGCAGCAGACAGCCAGCATTGATGAACTGTTCAAGACCATTGATCACCTCAAGGCGGAAATGCGCGACAAGCGGTTGCTGCTGAATCGGACAGTGAAAGCTGAGAAAGAAAACCGCAAGGCGCAGATTGTCGAGCAGGCGGATAAAGCCTTTACCGCCTGGCTGAATCAGCAAGCATCACCGGCACCGGTCAGCGTCCACTTTGCCCCGGCCATTGCCATGAAGGGCAAGAGGACGATTTGCGGCCTGCAGTCTGCCGCCGATGACGCCCTGGCCGCAGCCAAGGTGGAGGCCAAGCAGCAGATCGACCTGTTCAAGTCGAACCTGGCGATCCTGGAAGCCAAAGGCAAGGAACACCGCTTCCTGTTCAGTGACTGGAAGCAGCTGATTGCAAAGCAGCCGGAGGATCTGGAATCAACAATCACCGCTCGCATTGCCGAGCATGAGCAGCGTGAGCAGGCAAAGCTGGAAGCCGAGCGCGAGCGTATCCGCCGCGAGGAAGAAGCCAAGGCCAAGGCAGAAGCGGAACACCTGCAGCGAGAAGAGCAGCAAGCAGCCGCACCTACTGCGCCTGTCAACGAACGCCGAGAACAACCAGCTCCACCGGCGAAACTTCACCCGCATGAGCTGGTAGATGTGGCCGCCGAGGACACCGTGACAATTAGCCGTGCCGAGTATGAGCAGCTGTTGGCTGATCAGGCCAAGCTGAATGCCCTTGAAGGTGCCGGCGTTGATAACTGGACCGGATACAGCGATGCCATGGAGGCGCTGGCCGCAGCGTAATGAGGTCATCATGAGCAAACAAGTAACACCTTGGAATCCGAGCAGAAAGGCTACAGCCAGGGTAAAGAATCCACTCCCGCCTCCTACCGAATGCCCTCACTGTTTCGATCACTCAACCGGAAAGCCATACGGCAATATCGACATCGTGAACAACGAAGAGATATATGGCCGCAGCTATGGTGAGTGGCCGTGGGTGTATCAGTGCCAGCAGTGTGAGGCATATGTGGGGATTCACCCGTTCACCAATATCCCGCTTGGCACCTTGGCTGATGGCCCTACCCGACAGGCACGAAAACGCTGCAAAGAGCCTTTCGAGAACCTGCACCGCTCAGGCCGCATGACAAGAAGAGAGGCGTACCAGCAACTGGCGGACAAGATGGGTATCCCAGTCGAGCGCTGCCACTTTGGCTGGTTCGATATTGACCAATGCAATCAGGCTGCAGAGGCAGCCCGGAGCATTTTTTTGGAGTCAACGAGAAAGGTGGGATAACCGCCATGTCCGACTACCTCATCTACCTGAATAAAAAGCTGGTCACAACGATAAGCCTTTCTACTTTCCCCGCTGCAAAGGGGCGGCAGTTGCCACCCGGCACGCCCAGCAGCTTTTCCGCAGTAACAATGTCCGCGCCGTTTTGGTGCGGTGATTAAGGAGATCCACACCCATGCAAAAGTACATCGGCACCAAAATCATCAACGCCCAGGCCATGAGCCGTCAGGAATACAACGACCTGCGCGGCTGGACTGTTCCAGCAGACGAGAATCCGGCAGATGAAGGTTATCTGGTCGAGTACATCGACGGCGGCCAAGCCAACCACCCGGATTATGCCGGTTATATCAGCTGGTCACCGAAAGCAGTGTTTGAGCGGGCTTATCAGGCTCAGCCGGTGATCGCTGAGTATTCGGCTGATGACGTTGTCACCGAAGAAATGATCAAAGCGCGTGGCCTGAGCGCGCGTCGGGTATCGCTGGACGAGCTTCACGACAGCATCAAGAGCGTGGAGATCCTGCGCCACCGGTCTGAATCTGGCGGCATCTTGCGCTTTGCGATTCTGAACCTGGATAACGGCTTTGCCGTGGCTGGCCGCCCCAGCGTGGCCGCCTCGCCTGAAAACGACAATGACGAAGTGGGCGTGAAGGTCGCTGTACAGAACGCCGTGTTCGAGCTGTGGCCGTTCCTGGGCTTCAAGCTGGTACAGGAGCGGCACGAACAGCAGTCCTAACCCCACAACCAAGCCCCGCCAGCCGGGGCTTTTCTTTGCAAGGAATACCGATGATACAGAAATACTGTTGCGATGGTTTCACCGAGGAATACCGCGAATCCTTACCGGCGACACCATTCCCGCCTGAGATTGTCGTGGATCTCAAGGAGTACATACAGGCCAAGCCGATCAACACGCTTCAGGATGCAATAGATGCGCTTGATGAGTCCGTGCTGATCATGTTTGAGGGCTTGCGAGATAGAGGTCTGAATGATGCGTCCGATGTCCTTTACGGGCATATCGAAACAAACATCACCCAGATGATCAAACCGCACGGATCTGACCTGAGTGATTGGGCCTGTCCTAATGATGAATGCGAGTGTGAGAAGCGCGCACAGGAAATGATAAACGAGCAGCCTGAATGCCAAGCATTCTCTACGGGGTTGTGTGCCACAAAGTGTGAGGACTGCCAATGATCTACTTCAAGAAACTGCATGAGAACGCGCAGCTGCCCACCCGCGGCAGCGAAAACGCCGCCGGTCTGGACCTGTACGCCGTTGAGCGAATGGATATCTGGCCGGGTGCCCAAGTAATGATTCCCACCGGCCTTGCCGTTGCCATCCCTGCTGACCACTACGGCCGCATTGCACCCCGCTCCGGCCTCGCCGCCAAGTACGGCATACAGGTACACGCAGGGGTGGTGGACAGTGACTACCGTGGAGAAATGCGCGTCTGTCTGATCAATCACGGTGACAAGATGGTAGAGATCAAGCCTGGTGATCGCATTGCCCAGCTCATCATCGAAAAGTGCCTGATCGTGCCGGCAGCGTGGGCGGATGAATTGGACGGCACCGAACGCGGCGCCGGAGGCTTTGGTAGTACAGGACTGTAACCATGAACGTGAACGCAGTACTCCATGACGTGAAGGAGACAGACAAATCATTGAAGGCCATCGCAGCAGAACACGGTTTGAAGAGCGGCCTTCACGTTACCAGCCTGTGCCTGGAATATGGCATATCAAAAGAATACCTACAGGCACGGCGCGGACGGGTAAACCGGATTATAGCTGCTAACGCAGCAGCCGAACGCAAAGCCCCAAGCTTGATTGATCATGACAAGAGACATGCAATTCAGTCTTGGGTGAGCGAATCCATGACGGGTGACGGCTTTTCCCTGTACTGGCTCGGGAGGAAATGGGTGTGATCATACCGGATAACGGGCGCTACAGGCCCAACAAGTACAAGCAGGTGGAATATCCGCTACCGAAAGAGGTGATTAACGATATTGAAAACTCACTGCTGACGGTGCGTGAAATATGCCTGAAGCACGGCATTGGTGAGACTTCATTCAGGCGCGTGATCAATGGTAACTACCATTACAACCTGCGTCAGCGAGGATTGGATATAACCAACGCAAAAAACAGAGAGCAAACACAAAAGCAGCGTGCCGAAATTGCTGAAAAGTACCATGACACCATCCTGCATCTATTGGAGAACACGATCATGCCAGTGGCAGAGATCGCTGAAGCAGTCGGTATCTCGCAAAACAAGATGTACGACATTCTTATTGACCTGCGCTATGACGCAGACGCAAGAGGCCGCCGCATACGTGTGGAGCGCATGAAGATGGAAAACAAAAAGCCTGACCCGATGGATGCGCCTATGTGCGCAATCAGCCGGGAGTGGTTAGGTAAAAAATGGACAACAAACGAGGTTAGAAATGGCTAAAGGTATCAACAAGGTGATCCTGATCGGGAATTGTGGGGCTGACCCCGAGCAGCGCGTAATGCCCAACGGCAACGCCGTGACCAATATAAATCTGGCTACCAGTGAAAGCTGGAAGGATAAGAACACTGGACAGCAGCAGGAGCGTACCGAGTGGCATCGGGTAATTTTCTTCAACCGCTTGGCTGAGATTGCCGGTCAGTACCTGCAGAAAGGCTCAAAGGTGTATATCGAAGGCTCGCTTCGGGTTCGCAAGTGGCAAGACCAGTCCGGCCAGGACCGCTACACCACGGAGATTGTGGCCAGCGAAATGCAGATGCTGGATAGCCGTGGTGATAGTGGAGCGCAGAATCAGAATCAGGCTCCACAACAGAACTACCAGCAGCGCCAGGCTCCACAAAATCAGCAAGGGTATCAGCAGCAGGCACCACAGCAGCAGCGTCAGGCGCCGCAGCAGCCCGCACCAGGGTTTGATGACTTTGACGACGGAGACATCCCGTTTTAGGAGGCCAGATGAACGACATTACAGCCCAGTGTGTAGAGGCTTATAGCAAGCACAAGCACCTAAAGAAAGCCACGGGATGCGCGACAGACCAAACAAGGGGATTAACGGCATGAGTAAGCGCAAAGCCTTCTCACCCTATAAGCAACGACAACGAGTAGCAAAGCATGTGATTCGCAACTTAATGGTGGCATACAGCACCTGGCTGGATGGATGCGTGCTGTTTGATCAGAAACGTCAGTGCTTAATTCACCCGACTGATTCTATCGTGGCGGGTTTTCAATACCGCTACAAATGGTCACTTCTGATTGCCATATTCGGTCGCAACCAGCTGGGCGATGAGTATATGAAATCGGAGATCATTACCGCTAATGAGCCTTGCACTCAGTCGCAGCTGGCCCCGCTTGCTTGGGAGTATCACCAGCAGCTGCTCAAAGAATTTCCCCGCCATCATCTAATTGGCGTGGGCTGGCTGGCTGATCCATTTGGCGCTGACATCTCTGAGCAGGAAGCAGGCGATATCTTCACAGGTCTTGGTGTGTGGGATGCCACAACAACCGCTGATGAAGTTATGAGGCAGATCAATAAGGAGGCAGCATGACCAGCAGAATTGACATTATTGGCCTAAACGGCCCGACAGGTGACCACTACCTCGAAGACGTGGGTGACGAGCAGCAGCATGTATCCAGCAGCCGGGTTGAGGTTAACCATATTGCTGACGCCAGCAAAAAGGTCAGCATGGCCGAGTTGTACCCTGACTACTACCGGGATCGGGAATTGTGGGGCTGACCCCGAGCAGCGCGTAATGCCCAACGGCAACGCC